CAGTTGTGGCTAAAAAATCTGGAGAATCATGTCGTCGCAGATTAGACCTTTAATTTGGGGCAGGTATCCTGTAGCTGAGTGGACGCTTGCGGCCACTCTGTGAAAGGGACTGCACCGTAAAAATTATAGGTCTAAGCAAGTCTTTACTGGCTCGTTATATTTCAAGGGCAATATATAATTAAAAAAAATTCCGCTAGTCTTTACAGGACACCCATAAGGCGCTTTTGCTGTTTGCCGTTGGGTGTTATTGCAATGCGAAGCGCGTCCCCCTCGTTATTTAGCAGGATAAAGGTCGCAGTCTGTAGGCTTAATTTTCAAGTGGCCACCTTAATCTCCCATGCGGTATCTTAGTGGCCACGCGTTGTTTAAAATTTAGCCTACAGCAAGACCGTAAATCTAGTAGCGCGGTTGACGTAGTGGCTACACTAATGTTTTTAGTGATTATACGATCCTCCAAAGGAGGATTCTTAATCGCTTAAAACATTGTGTGGACGCAAGGCAAGGGAGTCAGTGCAATGGTCATAGTGGATAGGCAAGTGTCCTGTCCGTTGAGTGGGCGAGCTGTTTCGACCACTCTGCGAGCAGGTCTTGCATATTCACGGTGGCAACAAGAGCCAACCCAGCGTCTATTCACGGTGAAGCGGTGTCTCCGCAGAAACGCGATCATTTGAGCGTTTCGCCACGGACGGCACCACTGGAACCCAAAGGGCGATCTGTTGGGATCGTCCTGTGAATTGACGATGTGCATAAGCACCCTGTCTGTTGAGTGGGCAATGCTTCACCGCCCACTCTGCAAGCAGGGCTTAGGCTTGGTGCTCTGTTAGTGTAACGTGCCTGAACCAAGGTCTGTTTGCGATTGTGCATAAGGACGACAAACTACAAGCTAAATATTAAACGAGGTTACATTGAGCAAACAGCCTTTAAAATTAGATGAACTAAATAGACAAAGCTAAGAGCAGTAAGAAAGAAGATGTGCAGTAGCAGTGCATATAATGTAAAGGAGAATAAAAACGGCTGAAAACGGCTCGACTACGCAAACGACTCTCTCAATTTAACGCCAGAGTAACACGTCCGTCAAATCGCCTGCGATTTGTCGCAACGGCTTAGTCTGGTGGGAAATTGTAGGAATCGGCTTGGGGAGACGAACGGCTTTTAACGGCTTTTAGGCTCCATTCATTGCAGTAACAATGGTGGCACATCCCTTGAGGCTATTCGTTAGCAGGGGGGTTGTTCACGCAATGAAGAGCTATGCGTTCATTATATATATATAACAATCTTTGATAATCGCGTGTAGCGATAGTATTGGAGAGGATAAAGATGTAATATGAGCAGAGGATCCTAGGGTATACCCCCCCATGGGGTGTCGATTCCCCTTAGTGGGTTTTACCCTTGGGGATCCTTGGTAGCTCAGGTGTAATTTTGCTCAAAAAGTAGAGGTATTGTTGCTATTGAGTTGCTGTCTTTCGACTATTCCCTTTGCAGACCCTATCATCCACTCTAATTCGTTGACTGTAAGGCTGTTTTGTCTGCTGTCTATGAGCTTAATTAGTGCAGGGCCGTGAGGTTTCTCCATTTGTTTGGCTAAGTCTCTTAGTTTCCATAGGAGTTGAGTCTTGATAGTCGGCGTTGATTGCTTTTGACTGGAGATATGTGTCAATATCGTTATGATCCTTTAGTTTTTCAGCTACTTTAAGCATTTGTTGTGCTCCGTTGCTGATTTCCTTTAGTGTTCTGTTCATATCGCTTGCAGGTTTGACGTATTCCATGAGAGATGAGTCGGTAATTATTTTCCGTATCCATTCCAAGTAGACTTCTGCTGATCGAACGTGTCCTGTTTTCGCTTGATCTCTTAATACTGCAAGTACATTTTTTACTTCTCCAAGTTCTTCTCCTGCTATGGAGGTTGTAACCTTCATCATTACTTCAGGAGAGTTAGCTATGGAGTAGAAGTCTGTATTAGGAGTTAAATCGTTTGCTTTTGCGAGTTCAGCTAAAGATTTATGCTTACGCATGTTTTCTGGCGTTGATTTCCACAATACGACCAGATCTATAATGCGTTCTCGTTTCTCAGGTTTTCTTGCCAGTGCTCTTTTAGCCATATATGTTTCATGTGAAACAGATATAGACACTCCGTAGCGAGAGGGTGCTACGAAGTGTCCAATCTAGGAGGTACAAAATGAGAAGATTGCTTAATTCTCCGCACCATGAAAGATAACAGTGGTATTAATCTAAGTCAAACGGTATTTTAGGCATAACTATATTCTCCCCCTGCTCACTCTCTGACACTCAGGAAGGGTTCCTGAAGGCTGTATATCCGATCCACTCACATTATGGCCCCATGCAGTTAAGGTCGCACTCACCTACCTATCAATTTAGGATTAGAGTTTCGTTTACGTACGTACTCTTTTAATTAACGGAGCAAGAGGGATGCTATCCCATGCACAAGGCTGACCCTGTGAACCTAATGTATTCATCTGTCTGCTCAGTAATTCTCTCTTCTTGCCCGATCAAAAGAATCCTGATGATTATATTTTATTTAATTTGGTTTGATTGACTCACTGGGGAAATACTTTAGAGGATAGAGCTTCTTTTTACGCTCAAGTAATTTAAGCATAATACGATACTCTACTATTTTATCTTTATCTCTTTGTGTCATGTATTAAGAATACATCTATTCTTTTTTTAAGTCAAGTTGCTTTATTCTTTAATTACCCTTATACTTACATTAGGAGGTGATCTTTTGTCTGGTAAACCAAGTAGAGACAAGGGAGCACGTGTAGAGCGAGAGATTGTGAACCTGTTAAAGGAGAATGGTCTTTTTGCTGAACGTGTTCCGCTATCTGGAGCGGCAGGGGGATCGTATTCAGGAGATGTGAGGTTTGGCAAATCCTGTGCAAATTGGGTTGGTGAGGTAAAAGCTCGTAAAGATGGGTCTGGTTTTAAAACCTTAGACCGTTGGTTAGGTGACAACGATACGCTATTTCTTAAAAAGAATAATGCAGATATCATGGTTGTTTTACCTTTAGACCGCTTTTTAGAGCTAATGACAGATGGCAAGAATAGTTAAAAAAGACGCTAATGGGCATAAGCTCTGGCAGAAAGACTCTGAAGATCGCACTACGGCTTATCGTAAATGGCGATTAGAAGGAGTTGGACAACAGCCAGAATTAGGTTTTGCTCACGACGTAGATCAGTTTGAATGGCGATTCTTTGATGATGTGCCTAAGATAGTAGCTATTCTTGAACTGACCAGATCTGATGGGCCTATCTACTCTGACGTATACTTATCCGAAATACATAAGCGTTATTTTATAACGGAGAAGCAAGGTGAACGAATCACAGAAATATCAAATAGCCTTAATTGTCTTGCTTTTATCGTTGCTTTTACTCCAACTTTAGATGAGTTTTACGTTAATGATATACTTAAAAGGAAAGATGAGTGGAAGAAATACTCAAAGGCAGACTATACTAGATTCCTTTTAGCACTTAAAGATTGGTGGACTAAACGGTGTGATCCTAAGTCTTGGCACTTGAGGGACATACCCTTTAAATAGAATTAGGTAAGATGGCATCGGGCGTTTAGAGATAACGTGTTTTGGGAAGATCACGTTTCTAAAGCTGTCTTACCTTTAAAATAAAGGAGCATTATGAAACCCACGGTAAAAATACATCGAATAAAGATGGATGAAACAGGTTGTATATCTGAAGTTGACATTGACGACCTAAAGATATACGGCATGGAACAGCCGTGGAGAAACAACAAATCTAGTGTTTCTTGTATTCCTGATGGTCAGTATGTCCTTGTTCCACACGAAAGTGGCAGGTATGGAGACACTTGGGCTTTTGTCGGAGGCACAGTATCACACTATAAAGATCGCTCCGCTTCAAGGTATGCTTGTTTAATTCATGCAGGTAACACTGTTTCGGACGTAAAGGGATGCTTGGCCGTAGGATTAGATTGGACTACTACTCCTGAAGGTAATCTGTTTGTTAGCAGTAGCCGTAAGGCAATGACTGCACTTAAAGAAAAGCTTGATACTAATAAATGGTATCATGCGGAAATAAATTCCTTTTAATGCCTGATTATGACATTAACTCTATTGCTGAAGTAGCTTCTGCTTTAGCAGAGCAACCTCGACTCCACGAAGTATATGAGGCAGAGTTCCCTGATGTCTACAGGCAAATACTATCCTTGCTCGACAGCCCTTTCTATCAATGGTTCCCTTTTAAAGACAAAAACAATGAACCCAATGCTCAATATGGGTTTTGTCTCTCTGACCATAAAAACAAATGGTGTACTGCAGGAAACAGGGGCGGTAAGACTATTAGCGGATTAATGGAAGATGTAGCAGACTGTTTAATGCTTGACGTTATTTCTAAGCGTCCTTCAAGTCGTTTTAAAGCTCCTCCTCAAATGTGGATCGTTTCAGATACCGAAGAAACCGCTATTAATGTTATTGAGCGTGGTATTGTTACAGATGTACTAGGACCTGACGAAAGTGGCTTTCTTTGGAATTTTATTAAAGACGAAGCTAACTACAGCGAAAAAGGTGGGTTTTCTGATCATGTTATTCCGTGGACTAACGGAGCAACTATACAAACTAAGTTTAGCACACAAAAACGAAACACCTTTCAAGGCCGTAAATTAGACAAAGTTCACCATGATGAAGTTCAACCAAGAGATATTTATGGTGAGTGCATGGCTCGTCTTGCTGATAAGAATGGGTATTTCTTAGGAACAATGACTCCTATATATGATGAAAAACGAGGCGGTGGTATTCCTTGGATCTATGATGAGCTATACTTGCAACGTCAGAAAAAGAACATAGAGTTTCATAATTGGAGTATGATTGACAATCCTTATATTCCACAAGATGCAAAAGATCGGCTTTTGGCTCAGTGGGATGAAGATGAAATTGATGCACGTGTCTATGGACAATTTGTTCCTATGGGTGTTAAATTAGCTTTCCCAACAAAGCTTATTCGAAAAATGCGATACTTAACGCAAGACCCTAAGTATGATGGGGAGTTGCAGTTTATAGACGGTGAAGTAGAGTTTATAGAACTTTCAGAGGCAGATTATGCAGTTGAGGATATGGTACAAGCCTAAAAAAGATCATGTTTACGCTATTGGAGGCGACCCTGCGGAAGGGTTGGCTCATGGCGATGACAGTGTTTTGCAAGTTATAGATTGCACTAACGGTGTTCAAGTTGCCGAAATACAAGGCAAAATAGAGCCTTTTGCTTTTGCTGAACACGCTTATATGCTTGGGGCTTGGTATAACTATGCGTTAGTTGGTATTGAATCAAATAAAGATGGTGGGGCAAATAGACTGTTAGCAAAGCTTGAATATCCTAATATTTACAAAGAAATTAAAGACGATGGTAAAACCTATGATCGTTTTACTGAGCATCTTGGTCTTAATATTAATATTCGCAACAGGCACAAATTAGTAGCCCAAGCTCGGCACATGATGGAGGATGGGGATGCGATAACTAAGTCTAAAGAGCTTGTTGCACAGTTTGAAATTTTCGTATTACAAAACCTTAAATACTCAGCAATTCCAGGCGGTCACGATGACCTTGTAATGGCTTGGGTTATTACTTGCGAGATGATGCGTGTAGCTTGTGAGCGTATGGCAAGTTCGGAATTAGATTTAGAGCCACTGTGGGAAGGTCGTGATATAAACGATGAGGATGTAGAGGATACGGATGTGGGGTTAATTGATCGGCACGTAAATCAAATAAGATCAAAAGAAATAAAAGAACATTCATATTCATCTACTACTGAGTCGTTAATTTAGGAGGAACCTATGGAATACGTAGCAATAGGAACATTAGCTTTAGTTATTATGGCTCTTTTACGACAGCTTAATTGTGAGCGAGTTGAACGTGCAGAGCTTATGAAAAACCACCAAGAACTTGCGGCTACTATTCGTTATGCTCAGTTAGGGTCTGAAATAGAAAACTTTGAACCAAGAGATCTTAGCATATTAAAATCTGCAATGTCATCAACCCATGACGTAGAAGGTTCCTAATGGTAGACAGTAGCCGAGCTATTGGAGTAAGAGATGGAGCAAAAGATGAATCTTGTGCTATCACAGAAGGAGGTAGAGTTATAACTGATTCCATGGCAAACATGGAAGCACGAATAAATTCGACAAAAGAAGTAAAAGCATTAAAAGTAGAATACAAAGAAGTAAAGCAAGACTCTAATAGCGGAGTCCAAAAGATTGAACCTGAAAAACTATTAGAAGACTTATTACCTTCTGGCTTTAATGCTATTGTATCTGAAAAACTTGAGTCTGGCAAAGCATGGCATTTTCCTTACAGTAACACTTATATGATAAATAAAGACGATTGGAATATGTTTTTAACTCAAATTACAGCCATTGTTAATGAAGCAAGAAAATCAGAGTCGTTAGAATTAAATGCAATCAAACCAAGCGACGATCCTGCTTTAGGGCCGTTAATAGGGCTTATGGGAGATATTTTTTCTGCGTGAGATAAAAAAACTTATCTACTTATAATAAAGTTTACCCTTAAAGCGTAACAATGTAAACCTATGTTTTTCACGCATTTAACCCTTATTGTCAACAAAATAAGACTTGACAGTAGGGGTTTTTTGTTTCATGATCGAAGTGGAGGATTATCTTTATGGCACAAAAAAAAGACAGTAGACTTAGCAGAGCAGGGGTGAGTGGGTACAATAAACCTAAGAGAACTCCTAATCATCCCAAAAAGTCCCACGTTGTTGTGGCTAAGTCTGGAGGCAAAGTAAAGACTATTCGTTTTGGAGAACAAGGAGCTAGTACTGCAGGTAAACCTAAGTCTGGCGAATCAAGTAAAATGAAAAAGAAACGCGCTAGCTTTAAAGCAAGACATGGTGCAAATATTAAAAAAGGGCCTATGTCAGCCGCATATTGGGCCAATAAGGTTAAATGGTAATGAACTATACCCAAGAAGGATTGCAAGCATCTCCTGTTTCTTCTACAGAAAAAAAGCCACGGTCTAAAGAAGATGTTTTAAATTTTGTAGAAAACACATGGAGTTATCTTTCTT